AGACAGGATACGAGAATTAGATAAAGCGTCTAAGTCTCAGAGAGATAATTTAAAGTGGTTAAAAGACGAGTATCAAGCAGTCGCTAAAGAACAAGGAGAAAACAGTGCTAAAGCTGTTCAGTTAAGAAAAGAGTACAACAAACAAGCTGACACCCTTAATAGATTAGAGAATGAATTAAGCAGTACGACAAATGAGTTCAAGAATTTTCAAAAAGAGCAGAGGATAGCTAATAGTAAATGGACTGCATTTGGTAATAATTTGGATTCAGTAGGAGATAAACTGAAAGATGTTGGAGGCAAGTTTAAAGACATCGGTGGCAAAATGACTGCAACTGTTACAACAGGTTTTGTCGGTTTGGGACTTGGTGCAGTTAAAGCAGCAGGAGATTATGATGCGGCAGCTTCTCAGTTCTCGCAAGTTTTTGGTAATTTAGAAGGTGATGCGACAACGAGTTTAGAGAAAATTTCTAAAGAGACAGGTTTATTACCAAACTCGCTAAGAGGAAGTTTCACTCAAATTGCAGCGTTCGCTAAAACGTCGGGTATGGAATCAAAAGATGCTTTAGATTTAACAAGTCGTGCAACTTTAGCAGCAGCAGATAGTGCAGCTTTCTATGATAAATCGATCGAAGAAGTAACTGAAAATTTACAGTCATATTTGAAAGGGAATTATGAAAATGACGCAGCACTAGGTATTTCATCAACTGAAACTACTCGTAATGCTAAAGCTAACGAGAAATACGGTAAGTCATTCGCTGATTTATCAGAAGACCAGAAACAGCTAACATTACTCGCAATGGTTGAAGATGGAAATAAACTTAGTGGAGCATTAGGACAGGCAGCACGTGAAAGTGACCAACTCGGCACTCAAACGAGTAACTTAAAGACAGCATTTAAAGATATGCTCGCAGAACTTGGTAAACCTATACTCCCGGCAGCAGTGGATATGCTAAAACAGATGTCAGGCGCTTTAAAAGGTGGCGCGGAATGGTTTGGCGGACTGAGTGATGGTGCTAAAAAAGGCATCGTTGGACTAGAAGTGTTCATGGCAGCACTCGGGCCTATCATTATGGGAATGGGCGTCATGGCAAGTTCTATCGGTTCAATTATGCAGTTATTCGCACCATTAAGTTTAGCGATAGGTAAAGCAGGGAGTGTAGCAGGGTTTTTAGCTTCTAAATTCTCGTTATTAGGACCAATATTCACAGTCTTAACAGGTCCAATCGGTATAGCAGTCGCAGCGATTGCAGCACTCGGTGTAGCGTTTGTCATCGCTTATAAGAAGTCTGAAACGTTTAGGAACATCGTGAATGGTGTAGTAAACGCAATAAAACAGACGTTCATGAACTTCTTAACATTCATTCAACCATTTACAAATGGCATCGTGAATACGTTCAAATCAATCGTTGGTGCAATATCTGCATTCGCAACTCAGATTGGCAATCAAATCAGTGCGTTTTGGAATAAGAATGGTGCTGAAATCAAGCAAGCACTCACGAATATATTTAATGTATTCAAGACGATTTTCATGGCGATATACACAGTCATAAGCACTGTATTTAACACAATGATATTACCCGTTATAAAAGTTGGTATGAAAGTTATACAGACCGTTATGAGCGTTGTGTGGACTATTGTCAAAGCATTAGTCGTATCGACATGGAACAACATCAAAGGCGTTATACAGGGCGCTTTAAAAATAATCATGGGTGTTATCAAAGTGTTCTCTAGTCTTTTCACAGGCAATTGGAAAGGCATGTGGGAAGGTATTAAACAGATTCTTAAAGGCGCAGTACAGCTAGTTTGGAACTTAATCAATTTGTGGTTTGTTGGTAAAATCTTAAAAACTGTACGAGTATTCGGTGGACTATTCAAAGGGTTA